ATACGCCATGTAGCCTTCGTATGACTGGAATCCGGGGAAAATAATGCGTTTTTCTGTGACATTTTCACAACGAGCGGCATCCAGCCTCAAAACATGCCACCCTTCTCTACTTTCCCACTCAAAGTCCTCTTCACAATCAATGCTTTGCCAACCCCTTTGTGGTTCACATCGTTTGCCAAATTCACTATTTCGATCCTTTGGGTTAGATGCGCCGAAAATCTTGATTCGACCTTTTGAGTCTCTGGTGTCAGCAGCAGAAAGAATGTTCTGCAATCCTTCCCATACTCCAGCAGGCACTTCTTCTGCTTCGTCAAGCACAACGTGCGTTCTACTCATCTGCCCCCATCTTGGATGAGGTTTTGTTCGTGGAGCAGGGTGAAATCCGCGAAGCGTTCCTGTTCCTGAATCACCTTTTGGAACGGCAACAAGGTGAATTCCGTTCTTGTCATCGTCATTTGCTTGGATCGACTTTACCAAGTCTTCACTTCCTTCGTACTCTGGACGAACCAATGCGGTTCTGTAGAAGGTTTTGATGGCAGCAAACACGTTTCGTTGGGCATGCGCCTCCGTCAACGATACAACCTTAATACAAGTGTATTCTGGATCCCTCATCCAGTCCATCAAGAACCATGCAGCAGCGTTAAACGTATTATGAGTTATTGTAAAATCTGAAAGTAAAAACCGCTTGTCACCATCCAACACAAACCCGTAATATTCATGATCTCCTGCTGGTGTAACGGTTATTTTTTTGCCAATAGAAACTTTAACTTTTCTTGAGTCACATTTTTTTAACTTGCATGGAATAATAGAACAATCTCCACTGATATGTCCCCTGTAATATGTGCCCCAAACACCATTATTTACGCATTGTTTTCTGCACTCTTTAATTGTTACATCAAATCCAAGACTTCTTGCAATGAATGCAATGGAATTTGCAACTTCTTTGTTTTTTTGAATATATCCATATCCCGGGCCTGCTGTATATCCGTCTGTATCAATGAATCCAGCAAGAACGTCTAATCTTACATTTCTTGAATTTATCTTATAGCAGTCAGGAATCATTTTTTCGTTATCTCTTAACGCAAATGACATCACTTTCTTTATCGTTCCTGCACCCTTAACGTGATAAACGCTCGATTTATTATTAATTTGTTCTGTTTTTACAATTTCACATCCTTTTTCTTCCCAATATTTAATCCATGCGTCACGAACAACATAATCCATCGTTGTTAGTCCGAGCCTATTTCCCTTCCCGTTACCATCTCCAAGCCATAATCCAAAAACATATGCATCCATTGGAATTGCTTGTTCATTAAAATCAACTCCAGTCGAAAATCCTTTATACAAACTTTTAAATTGTTTTGATGATTTCAGATATTGCTGCAATCCAATATCTATTATTTTTCCTCTAGTATATGTGCTTGATATTGTTTTCCCGTCTCCATTCTTTTTGCTTTCTGTGCATATAAGAGTTAAAATATGATCATCTGTAACGATATAAGATTCACCACGCTCTTGATCTATTCGATACATTGGAGAAATGCCACTATGTAAATCTATAACATTTCTAGGTTTACTATCTGGCCCCATTACTTTATCTCCAATTTTTACATCTTCGACATTTTTTAATGTGCCATTTGCCATAATAACTTGCGTTCCTTTTAAAAGGCACTTCCCCATTGCCCCGGCACCCTGCACAAGTAGTTTATCATGATCGAATAAGCACCTCCATGTATCTGCTGCACTTTGTGGTCGCCAGTCATACACACCAGAACCCCAAAGTATCGTTGCTGCAGCCTCAAATTGGTCGTTATTCAATAAATGCTGCACAAAGTTGAATACCGTATCCCGTGCAACCTTTTCGGTGAGCGTTACGGATTGCTTTTCAGATAACGAAAGATTAGACAATATGTACTTTGCTGCATATACAATGCCATTTATATCATCTTTTTCAGCCTCTTCTCTGATTTTAGAAGCAATCCGAATTGCTTGGACAACTGAAGCAGGTTTTTTTGTCATTCAACTTTCCATCCCCACATCAGATTGAACCACGCATACTCTTTTTCAGCAGCTTTCTTGTTATATTTAAATGTTTTGATGAATTCCTTGATAAACCAATCTTTAAATTTATTAGAATTCTCTTCACTCCAGCTTTTTTTAGAGTACCATGCCTCTTGTTCTGTGAATTCTTTGTTAAATCCATCAAAACCAACGTATTTAAACATCTCATCTAACGCTTTAGTTATAAATTTATCTATTTTTGACATATATTTAATCCATCATTAGTTGTGTGCCTATTAGTTTCCCGCTCATCATCCGTTCAAGGACGCTTTCAACGTCCCACGGATACAATCCACCTTGGTAACAAGTTTGAACTCCAAAGTATTCACTGAATTTATCACGATCAAGTCCTGATTTTTCAAGTGATTCATTCAACACATCAAATTTGATATGCGGAATAGGAGATTCTGTGATAACCGCTCCAATTTGATCTATTCGTTTATAGGTCATGGGTTAACTTCGTCGTCATCTTCGTCGTCATCTTCGTCGTCATCATTTGAATTGGCAAGCAATTCGTACACTTTGCAGATCAAAACCCCAACCATTGCGGCAAGCGAAAGGTCGAACTCCATTATATACCTTTCAACCAACTTGTCGAGCTTTGCCTGAAACTGATTAATTTGTTCTTCGTTATCCATTTTTATTTTCCTCCTTGGGTTCTTTAACTTTTCCGTCTTTAACCCATAACCTAACATTACTCAACTCGTCAAACTTTTCACTCCATTCCTCAACGGATATTTTACCGAAAAGGTAGTCGTTGTTAAGTTGGGTCTGCATTTCTTGCCTTGTCATATCACCAGTAACTTAACGGACAATGCTCTGTCTCCATTGTCGTTTTGATTTCCAAGTTGCACCCGCACACACCACATTTACCAGATCCGTTAAATGCCTTTGCATTGTAGTGAACGCACTCATTGCAGATCGTCAAACATTCTTCAATTTCACGTCTGTTTCGCACTGGCATTCCAGCCTTCACGAAGGCAGTTGTTGCCTTCACAAAGTTCAATGCCTTCTGCGCAATGTTTGGCTCGATATTCATTTCATTCCAAACATCTTCATTATATCGTTAACGGATGCACTCGACGGATTGTAGTTGATATCACGATCAATTTCTTCTTCACCATCAAAGTAAGCAATGTCCCACGTTGTATCGAACAATTTCCTCAACCCTTTCGCCGAAAGCGTAACGCTTCCAGTACCATTAAACGATGGATTCTTTTCAACGTAAATCTGCCATAGTTTTTCTTTTGTCATATAGCAACCAATTCAATTCCAAAGTCAGATGCCAACAACATTGTTGACTCGTCGGTTGGATATGTTTCACGAAAAACGATACGCCTAATCCCATATGATGCAATCGACTTTAGACAATCGTTGCAGGGAAGTGTCGTGCTTGCGATTAAACGGCATTCTTGGGGCTTTACATGCCTCAAGGCGTTCTGCTCTGCATGCACCACATATTTGCGTCTCTTGTCCCTACAAGACCAGTCCTCAACCATGTGCGCTGGAAATCCATTATACCCACAGGACGCAATGGTATTGTCATTACGTAAAATGACCGCACCAACCTGCCTCCACGGGTCTTTGCTCTTCTTGGCAACTACTTCTGCCAAGTTCATTGCGTATTCGTCCCAGTTCATTGGCATGATTCACAATCAGGGTCATTAACACTACACACCTTTTCAATTTTCACATCAGAAAAGTCTTCATCATCAACTGGTTTAGGTTGATTCTTGTCATCCAATGTAGACAACTTGTCTGCGCGTGTAATTGCCTGTTCGTTGCTATAACTCAATGTAGAATAACGCTTTTCCAGTTTCTGTCTATTCTCTTCGATGCATTCTTCAAGCGTAATTCCAAGGTCATTCAGCAACCCAGTAATGTAAAACATCAGATCACCGATCTCCTCCTTCACATTTACCAAATCCAATGCTTTCTGGTAGATGCAATGCTTCTTGACCGCATCAAGCAATTCACCCGCTTCGCCTGATACACCTGCAACCATATGCAATAAATGCGCTTGCGCTGGAGATAACTGACGTATTATGTCAACCCCCGGCTTGCTTATTGATTGTACGAATTGTGGATATGTCATTGTATTATGTGTATTTATCATTGTTGTTTATGTTTAACTAAAAAATTTTATGTAACTTGGATTTGCACCCACGATCCT